GTTCTAGTTAACTCAATCTGAATACAGGTTATCAAAAAGGAGATTTCGACTTAATTTTTTTTCAAATCGGTACGGATTATCCTATATTAAAGTATTTGTTCTCAAGACACGCGTTTAAAAAGATGATAAAACGACACCAAATATCATGGTTACCTGGAGACCATCAAGGGGATCATAATGATTGTGATTGCGATTTGTTAGTATCTTACCCTAGTACTACAATACCTCAAATGACTATATTGAGAAAACAAGGTAGGAGAAGAACAGTACGAGAGATGTACGCAGAGGCGCAAGCGCCAATAGTCTCCAATTATTATTTATCACGAGATGATAAAGATTTAGTTGTTGTAAAGAATATGCCCTTTAATTCTGAGCAATACCTACAGTACATGAGACAATATCATACTTCTGAGAGTCAAATAGCTATAGAACCCCCATATATAGAGAGGAGTGAGATGAAGCAACTTGAAGTTCCTCGAATAGATACATGGGAAAAATTGCATGCAGATGTTGAACAACGATATTGGAATCGAGTATTCCCTCAGTTTTCTTCTGTTAAGCCTGGAGAAGATACTCTACAAGGTTTAATTAGAAAAAAAATGTCATGGCACTCAACTGTCTATGACACATGGTTTGGTAGTAAAAGAATGATTCATACTAAAGAATTTCTTCCATTGCAGAAAAGTTTACAGCTTTATGCAGAATTTAATAAAGATACTACTAGACGATCTCCAGCCGAATTGACTTTATGGCAATATGTTCCTAAAGCTTTGGAAAGCTTAAATTTTCAATTTGGCACTTATAAAGACCATGGTACTCTTCCTTTTAAATTTGATTTATTGGAAATAATACAAAGTATTCGATTATATACTTCATCTGGTACTGCTCCTGGAGGCACTTCTACAACAGAGTGGAAAGGCTATAAGTGCCGGATTCTTCCATGTGGAAAAAAACTTCGACATGTGGAGGCAGCTGCTCGAGCTTTGCATGCAACAGCTAGACGAATAAAATTTGATAAAGACTTTGTTTGTAAGGCAGTGAGATGTATTATGAAAGGTAAAGATGAATATAAACACGGGCAATTTAAGAGTTTAGAAGAGTTAGAAGCAATGTTAAATAAATTACGCTTATTTTTTATTCCAGAATTGGAGCATCTTTTAATGTCTAGTTGGATTAATGGAGAGAGAATGAAATTAGAACGAAATCGAATAATACGCGTGGGAATGAGATGGTGGTATGGTGGAGCTTTTTTACTTTTTAAGCAATTAAATGGAGATCTTCCTAATATGAGATATTTCTATGGAGACGTAACGGGTTTGGATAAAAGTATATCGGATTGGTTGTTGTTATTGTATTGTTGTAATGTTTATCCTTATTATAATTGGAAAGATATGTCCGAAGAGGATAAAGAATTTTTAGAAAATTTAATAATATATTGGGCAACGAATGTATGTTCAAAGATGGTTTGTCATGTAGGATCATTTTGGAGATATATGAGTGGAGTAATGCCGTCAGGATGTAAAGAAACTTCTTCTGGAAATAGTTGGATAATGGCATTTATTTTTTATACTTACATAGAGCACATGAAAACATTGTATCCCCATATAGCAGATTTACTAGATGCATATTTACGTGAAATGGTTATATTAATAGTAGTATATGGGGATGATCATATATGGTGTTGTCCGGAACGCTTTTACCCTTATCTCAATTTGAAAACATGGAGTGCTTTTTTGAAAGAATATTATAATATGACTTTACGAGATGGAGCTGAATTTACTTCTTTGC